TTCAAACAATGACCGCCGCACTACAAGATGCAGCTGTACAAGGGGTTTGTATAAGTCATCAATATTGGGAATTTGAAGAGCAGGAAGAGTCCTACATAAATGTAGACGCTCAGAACAAAACAGTTATGGATGAAGAAGGTAACCCTGTTATCTCAAAACAGAAAACCTCCATAAAAGACAAGCCAATTATAGAACTTATATCTCCAGAGAACTTAAGAATAGATCCCGCCTCTGACTGGTCTGATCCAATCGAGAGTAGTCCATACATAATACAGCTCATACCAATGTACATCCAAGACGTTCGTCATAAAATGGATGAAGGAGAGTGGATAGATGTCCCTGTCGGAGAATTGTTAACGTCAGAAACCGATGAGTCAGACAATACTACCAGGCTTGTTCGTGATGAACCAAGGGAAGATCGGTTAGATAATGATGCCGGTTATGGTGATATTGATTCTTATAAAATAGTATGGGTTCATAAAAACATTGTAAAAAAGGAAGGAGCAGACTGGTGCTACTATACAGCTGGTGTAAACTCCATGCTTACAGAGCCAAAGCTGTTGCAAGAAATGTATCCGTGGTTAAGAAGTGGAGAGCGTCCTTATGTAATGGGATACACCAATATTGAATCCCATAAGATATACCCTTCAGGCACTGTAGAGTTAACTCAAGAGCTTCAAGCAGCTGCTAATGATATTTGGAACCAGAGGTTTGATAACGTTCGTCTTGCTATGAACAAGCGTTACCACATTCGCAGAGACAGAAACATTGACCTAGATGCTTTGTTTAGATCTGTTCCTGGTGGCGCGGTAGAGATGGATGACCCGGATACAGATGTCAGGGTAATTGATACAAAAGATGTTACCAGTTCCGCGTATGCTGAACAAGACAGAATCAATATGGACTTTGATGAGTTGCAAGGAAACTTCTCAACATCAACTGTACAGGGTGCTAGATCATTGAATGAAACTGTTGGCGGCATGTCTCTTATGGCCAGCAATAGTGGAACAGTTACAGAGTATGTTCTAAGAACATTTTCAGAGACCTGGGTAGAGAGAGCGCTGAAACAGTTGTTAAGGCTTGAGCAATACTACGAGACAGATGAAGTTATTTTGGAACTAGCCGGGGATGCTGCCTCGCAAATTAATGAGCAGTTTCAAGGATCAGTAGATGACCTTCTAAAGTATGAAGTGTTATTAAAAGTTAATGTTGGAATTAGCGCAACTGATCCACTAAGAAAGGTTCAGAACTTAGTATCTGGAATACAAATGTTAGGTGAGCTACCAGGTTTTGCAGAAAGTTTAAATGTTCCAGAGGTGGTTAAAGAAGTGTTTGGTCAGCTTGGCTATAAGGATGGAGAACGATTTGTAAATATGGAAGAGAATCCAGAGGTTGCACAGCTTACTGCTCAAATAGAAGAAATGCAAGCATACATTGAGGGAGAGCAAGGCAAGTTACAAAACCGCATACAAGTAGAGCAGATGAAACAGCAAGGCAATCTTGAGGCTGCTAATCTAAAGTATGGTGCAGAGATTCGTAAGAAAGAAATGGAAGGACAGCTCAAGTATTTAGATCTACAACTTAAGCAGGAAGATGTCGCAACAAGGAGAGCAGAGCTTATGCTTCAAAGAGAAGCTTTGATAAATCAGATAGCTGATACAGAAATAGCTAGACAAGAAGAAATGGTAGAAGAAGGAGATATTGGTGTAATGGCTAGAAACGACTATGGAAAGGTTCCTTACGCAGTAGGATGAGCAATTCTGAATGGCCTCTTACAGAGGTAGATATAACTGAAGATATTTGTAAAAGTTGTGCTATATGTTGTGAGATTGAAATAAAGCCTAGCTGGACAGATCCAAGGCAAATGGAATGGCTTCGTGCTATAGTGGATAATCATGACCATATAGAAAGTACGGAAAAAGGTATAAAAATTAGATGTTCACATTTAATTGATAATTACAAATGTGCTATTTACAATAAAAGGCCCAAGTTATGTAGGGATTTTAATTGTGTTAGTTGGGCTAAAGTTAGTAACGACTTGACACAATATAATAAAGTTTTGGAGAGGTTAAAGAGATAGTAATTTATGGAATATTATGACCCCAGTGAAATTGGAATTAATGACCTAAATAAAAGAATAAGACTAGGCCAGGCAACAAAAGATTTTTTAACTACATCTGTTGGCAGTGCAATATTAAATAAAGCTTTAAGCGATTATAAAAAAGGTTTAAGTTTATTAGAAAATATTGGTGTCAACGGATTTACCGGCTCTTCAGAAGAAGAGTTGAAAGAGTACCGGAAGATTATTTCTGATCTCTCAACGCCTTTGAAAGCACTAAAATGGTTTGACAGTGTTCTTCAAGAAGGAGAAAACGCTGATAAGATTGAAAAATATAAATCTTCTGGTGGATTAGAACCATAAGGAGATTTATATGGAAAACGCTACCCAAGAAGCAAAGGATGCGTTGGAATCAGAAGAGGTTGTAGAGCAGCCTGTAGAAGAGGAAAACGCAGAAGAGTCAACTGGTCGTCCTCTGTCAGCTAGGGAGAAAGCCCTAGAAGAAATTTATAATAGACGCAGAGAAGAAGAACATGTAGAAGAAGAAGTTCCTGTTGAGGTCCTAGATGCACCAGTTTGGCATGATGGTCAACAATGGGTTACTAAGGTAAAAGTTAATGGAGAGGACATAGATGTTCCATTTGACTCTTTAAAGTCTTCTCATCAAAAAGACAGAGCCTCACAAGAAAAATTTCAATCTGCTGCTATTAAAGAGCGGGAACTTATGTATCGTGAGCAACAGATACAAGAACAATTAAAGCAATTAAACTCTCAGCCATCCGGTCAGGACGTTGAGCAAGAGGAAGAGACTAGTGATATCGAAGACATTGTCGAAAAATATCATGAAGCGTTATTCCAAGATGACGCAGCGGAGGCTGCTAAACTACTTAAGACCTTAGCAAATAGTGGGCGCGGTAACGCTACCCAAAATGTAGAAGAGGTTGTAAATCAGGCGATTTTATCTCACGAAGCGAGAAAAAAAGCAGAGCGAGAGCATATTGAGAGAGCCGCATATCAGTCAGAATTAGAAGATGCTGTTAGATCTTTTCAAGATAATTTTCCAGATATCGCGGAATCTGAAGAGCTCAAAGCAATAGCAGATAGGAAGACGATTACCCTAACTCAGGAGAATCCTGATTGGACACCGTCCCAGATTATCAATGCAGCTGCTGAGTATACTCGTGAGTGGTCTGGAGTTAGGCCTGAATTAAATGGTAGGTTAGAGCGCAAGAAGAAAATTGTGCGACAACCTAAATCTGTTATGGCTTCAGCTTCAACTGGTAAGGACAATACACCATTGACTCCTTCACAGATTGTAGCAGAAATGCGAAAAGCTAGAGGTCAATCTATATAACTCTTTTGGAGGTTAATTATGGCTGGACAAGTATGGTCAGTTAACACTTCTGGTGGTTATATGTATGCCGATAATCTGAGCCGACTGCTACGCATGTCAGTTCAGCCTATGGTCAAGTTCCGTCAGTTCTGCGATGTAAAAGACGCAGCGCATCAGGGCTTGCACCGTGGTGATACATTCCATTGGAACGTGTACAGTGACGTTGCCACTCAAGGCACGACACTGACTGAAACTAGTACTATCCCGGAAACCTCGTTCACTATTTCTCAGGGCACCATGACCATTACCGAAGCGGGTAACTCCGTTCCGTTTACTGGTAAGTTGGATGATCTCTCTGAGCAACCTGTGGCCGAAGTTGTCAGGAAGGTACTTAAAAATGACGCTAAGAAAGGTTTTGATAATCTTGCTTCTACTCAGTTCAATGCGTGTAAATTGCGCGTTGTTCCTACCGCAGGAACGAGTACTACCGCTCTTACGTTAACTACTAACGGTGCCGCTGGTATCAATAATAATGTCGCTCTTGGTAAGGAGCACGTTAAGTTGATATCTGATATTATGAAAGAGCGTAACATCCCAGCATATGCTGACGATGATTACTACGCACTTGCATGGCCGTCAACATGGCGTACTCTTAAGAACGATCTGGAAGCTATCAAGCAGTATATTGATGCAGGATTCCAGATGATCATGAACGGCGAGATTGGTCGTTATGATGGCGTTCGTTTTGTAGAGCAGACTCATGTGAAAAAAGGTAGTTTAGGTACAGCAGGTACCGAAGGCGTAACATCCGCATGGACGAATGCAAAGTCTGATTGGGCTTTCTTTTTCGGTGAGGATACTTGCGCTGAAGCTATTGCTATTCCTGAAGAAATTCGCGGGAAAATTCCTGGCGATTTCGGTAGGGATAGAGGCGTGGCCTGGTATTATTTGGGAGGTTTCGGCCTCATTCACACACAAGCAGCCCAGTCACGTATTGTGATGT